TGCACGCTTTTCAGGAAACACTCTACCGCAGAAACCTGACCACCATCCTGCACATGGTCATGCTCAACCTGTGGGGCGAGATCGACCCGGAGATCGACTTCACCTTCGTCTCCCTCTGGCAGATGGATGAACTCGCCCGCGCCACCCTGCAAAAAACCCGCGCGGACATCGACGCCCAGAACATCCGCTCCGGCATCATCACTCCCACAGAAGCCCGCAGCCGCACCGCGCATGACACCAGCGGCCAGTACGCCACCGTCAACCTGGCAGCCTCACCGCCCGAGGCACCGCCGCCCACATCATCCGCCTGAAGCAGGGCAGGGCGCGCCTCACAGCGCAAGGGCCAGCGCGCTCCACCATTCTTTTTTGCAAAAAACCTTGACAGGACAAGGCATGACGCTCCCCCGTCACCTCTCCATGCCCCATGCTCCATCCATTACAACGCTCCCTCCCGCCCGTGGCCGGGACGCCGTCGTTCTGGCGCTTGACCGCTCCGTGCGCCGCACTGATGTTGATGGTCACCTGCATATCGCCCGCTGCATCCTCTCCGCCGCCACGGTCTGCCCCTATTACGGGCATGAAATTCCGGGCGCCAAAGCTCTGGGGCTGGACCCCAACACCCTCTATCAGGTCTATCGGGACCCACAGGCTCTGGCCCGCGCCGCCGCCAGCATGGCGGGCAAGCCCATCCTCATGCAGCACCAGCCCGTCTCGGCGCAGGACCACCCGAAGGAGATCACCGTCGGGGCCGTCGGCAGCGATGTCCGGTTTGACGCCCCCAACCTCATCGGCAGCCTGACAGTGTGGGACCAGTCCGCCATCGCCGCGATCGAAAGCGGCCAGCAGCGCGCCGTCTCCGCAGGCTACCGCTACCGCGCCATCCCGCAGGGCGGTGTGCAGGACGGCATGCCCTACAGCCTGACCATGACGGACATCACCTTCAACCACCTCGCCCTTGTCACCCAGCCGCGTGTGAAAACCGCCATCATTGGCGATGCCGCACCCGCGCCCCACAGGGATCACGCCTCCATGACGCACCCCACGCCTCCGCAGCCCGGCCATCCCCAGCCGGCCACTCCGCATTCTTCCATCCCACAGACCACCTCCCACCCCGGCGCGCCCCCGGCCAACACCACTCCAGCCCCTTCCAACCCGCAGCAGCACACCCAGACCATCCCACCCGGCACGGCCACTCTTGCCGCCACACCGGTCCCGGCCTCTGTGCCGACCGCGTCCGCAGGCACCGCCACGCCGCAGCCCACTTCCCCGGCTGGCGTGCCCACTACAAGCGCCACCATACCCACCAGCGCTACCCCGCCCACCACCATGGACGCCGCTCTGACACAGGCCGTGCAGCAGGCAGAAGCGGAGGTCATCCGCCGGATGGAAGCCCTCCACGCCGCGCGGGATGCAGTGCGCCCGTTTGTGGGGGATGTGGCTATGGACAGCGCCACCGCCGTCTACGGCTTCGCGCTGCGGGAGCAGGGCGTAGACCTCACAGACCTGCCGGAAGCCGCTTACAAACCGCTGTTCCAGCAGGTCGCGCGCCTGAAAACACAAACCAGCCCCCTCGGCATGGATGCAGAACAGACCGTCTCTTTTCGGGACACGTTCGGTCTTGGTCGCATTACGGTGAAAGCATAATCCATGGCATTTCAGACACAGGTTAACACCCAGCCCGCCCCCGGTCTGCCGGGTGATTTCGCTTCCCTCAACCCCACGGCCACTTTTCCGGCAGGGGAGGGCGCACTGGTCGCCGCAGCCGGAGGGTGCATCCTCGGCGCCTTCGGCTGGGTGCAGACCGATGGCCGCAGCGTCGCCAACGCGCCCGCCAGCGGCACCACCACAGCGCCGGACGGCTTCGTGCATCGGGACCTCACCGGCCAGATCGCCAGCCTGTTTGATGAAAGCAGCCTGACAATCCCGCAGGGTTTCCCGGTCAGTCTGTTCACGGCGGGGGATTTCTGGGCCACCAGCACCACCGCCGCCACACCCGGTCAGGCCGTGTTCGCCTCCACCACAAACGGCAGCATTGCCACCGCAGCAGCCGGGACCACCGTGGCCGGCGCCGTGCAGACCCGCTTTTACGCCGCCTCGGCCTGCGCTGCGGGTGAACTTGTTAAAATCTCAAGCTGGAGCCACGCTGTATGAGCGATTTCACAACCCAACTGGCTGAACTGAACCGCCTCGGCTTCATCATGCCGGAAGCCCGCGGCATGATCGCCAACAGCCTTCTGGCCTCCGATGCTCTGGCGCAGGACGCCCAGCCCACGCTCTCCACCACGGCCAGCGGCGGCATCCCGGCTTTCATGAGCGCATGGGTGGACCCGGCGCTTATTAAGGTCGCCTTCGCCCCCATGCGCGCGGCTGAACTGCTGGGTGAAGTCCGCAAGGGCGACTGGGTAACCCGCACCGCCATCTTCCCGATGATCGAGACCACAGGCGAAGTGTCCAGCTATGGCGACTGGAACAGCAACGGCCAGGTCAGCCTGAACCCCACCTACCCGGACCGCCAGTCCTACCATTATCAGGTGTTCGTCTCGTGGGGGGAAATGGAGCTGGCCCTTGCCGGTCAGGCCCGCCTCCAGTGGGCTGCCAGCCTGCGTGAAGCCGCTGCGCTGAAGCTGAACAAGTTCCAGAACCAGAGCTACTTTTTCGGCATCAACGGCCTGCGTCTGTATGGCTACCTGAATGACCCGCGCCTGCCTGCCGCCATCACCCCCGCCGTCAAGGCCGCAGGCGGCACGGGCTGGGCCGCCGCCACGCCGGAAGAACGGCAGGATGACGTCATCGCCCTTATCAACCAGCTCCGTAGCCAGACGGCCGGGCTGGTGGATACGGAAACCCCGATGGTCCTCGGCCTGTCTCCCACGCGCATGGGCCTGCTCACCCGCCGTAACAGCTTCGGCCTCTCTGCCGCCTCCCTGCTGAAAGACACATACCCCAACCTGCGTTTTGTGCAGGCCGTCGAGTATGGGGACGCCGCAGGCAGCACGGTCCAGACCATGCAGATCATGGCGGAACATGTCGGTGCGCAGAAAACGGCGGAAACAGCCTTCACGGAAAAACTCCGCACCCACGCCGTGGTGACGGACGCCTCCGCCTGGAAGCAGAAGCTCTCTCAGGGCACATGGGGCGCCATCATTTACGTCCCCGCAGGCATTGCCACCATGGCGGGCCTGTAAAACCGCGTTCTCCACACAGTCTAGTTTTCAAGGGATGCCCCGGCATGGCCACACCTTCCACCGTCACCATCGGCTGCAAACTGCCCAACGGCCTCGTCCTCTCGCTGGGGGAGGCCCGGCATGAGCTGGCCGGCACCCGCGCCTCAGCCGTTATCGGCGGCTATGGCCTCACCCCCGTTCCGGCGGATTTCTGGGCTGCATGGTCCCGCAAGTATGCGGAATTTCCGCCGCTGAAAAACGGCCTGATCTTCGCACAGAGCACGCTGGATAAAGCGACTGGGCAGGCGCGGGAACAGGCAGCCCTGCGCACCGGCGTGGAACCTCTCAACCCCGCAACGCCAGCCCCCGGCATCACCCCGGTCTGATCCGCCAGCGGCGTTTTGGTCCCTCACGCAGTGGGCATGGTTTGCCCGCCTGTTCCTCAAGGAGCGTCCCATGCCCTCTGTGCCGTTTGATGCGCAGGCCTGGCAAACCCGCTACCCCGCGCTGTTCGCCACGGTCGGGGCAGAGGGCGCGCAGGCCTGTTTCGATCAGGCCACCCTGTTCCTCGCGAACGATGACACGTCGCCCGTCAAAAACCTCCCCCGCCGCGCTGCCCTGCTGGGGCTGATCGCCGCCCATCTGGCGCAACTGTGCCTCGGCGGAGCAGCCACACAAACCCCCGGCGCAGACCAGCCCGCACTGGTGGGCCGCATCACGTCCGCCCGTATGGGCAGCGTGGCGCTTGAGGCCGATCTGGGGCCGGTCACGAACGCACAGGCATGGTGGGCGCAAACCCCCTATGGCGCAGCCTACTGGGCCGCCACAGCCTTCCTGCGCACCGCCCGCTACGTGCCCGGTTTCCCGCAAACACCTCTTTCGTGGCCCTGAGCGCACCCCGCATCATCCCGCTCCAGAATAAGGCATCGCCCTCATGCCTCGTCCTTCCGCCCCCGCCAGCCCGAACACCAGCCCGCCGTCCACGCCACCCGCCGGAAATGCAAGCGTCAAAGCCGGATTTTTCAAAACGGCGACGGAAGCAGACGGCACACCCGTCGCTGCCATAGCCGCCGTGCAGGAATTTGGTGCGGTGGTGCGGGGCAGGGAGGGGCACACCACAGTCATCCCACCCCGACCGTTCCTGCGTCAGACCGTTGCACATCACCGCACCGCATGGGTTCGCCTGCTGGCAAACACGCTAAAAACCAGCCTGCGCACACCCGGCAGGGCAGGGGGCACGCAACACCTTCTGCAAACCCTCGTCCAACGTCTCAGCACCCCCACACAGGCGCTCACCACAGCCGGGAAGGCCATGCAAACCGACATCACGCAAACCATCCACCAGACCCACACCCCGCCCAATGCCCCGGTCACCATCCGGCATAAAGGGTTTGATAAACCTCTGGTGGAAACAGGAACCCTGCAAAATAGTGTCAGCTTTCAGGTGGATGTATGAGCAGCCTGTTCCGCCTCGCTGCCGCACAGATCAGCAGGCTCACGCCGCCCATCCTCGCCACCCTGCGTGCGCAGGAGGGCACAACCACACAGCCCGATGGCACGGTTATCCCGCATTATGTGGACATCCTGCTGCGCATCATGGTGCAGGCCGCGTCCAGCGCGGACCTCACACAGGTCGCGGGGCTTAACCAAAGCACAGACACCCGCGTGGTCTATCTGCCAGCAGACCTCAAAGGCATCGACCGCGCCCACCAGTTTGGCGGCGATGTTCTGGTGTTTGAAGGCTCGGAATGGCTGGTCACAGGCCAGCCCGAAACATGGGGAGGCGGCCAATGGTCGAAACTTCTGGTTACCCGACAGCGTCCGTCAGCCTGCCCCCCGTAACGGCAGCAACCACCACGGCGCTCCGGGCTTTTTTACAAACCATCCTGCCGCCAGATCTGCCCGTGCTTCTGGCCAGACAAAACCGTATGGCCGCCCCTAACGGGCCTTTTGCCCTCATGGCGCTGCTCCTGCACCAGCAGATTGCCACCAGCGCCACCCGCTACACCGCCAACACCCGGATCATCCTGCAACAGCAGGACATTACAGTGCAGGTCAGCCTGTTCGGGGCAGGGGCAGCGGATAACGTCCAGCGCATCAGCGCCGTCTTTCAAAACGGATGGGCTGCCGAATTTTTCACGGCTTTTCACCAGAGTACACTGGCGCAAACGCCCCCGCCGCCCCGCATCGCTCCCCTCTACGCCGGGCCAGCCCGCCAGATCCCGTTCGTCAACGGTGAGCGGCAATATGAAGAGCACTGGCAGATCGACCTGCATCTTCAGGCCAGCTTCGCCCTCTCACTCCCGCAACCAATGGCCTCTGCCGCCCGGCTTGCGCTGGCAGATGTCACCAGTCCACAGGGTTCCCCTTCCGCATGACGCTCCCCATCAGTTCCCTTGTTACCGTCACACCGGGCGTTCTCTCTCCGGGTGGCACCGTCAGCTTGCTGAACGGCATGGTATTTTTCCACAAACACATCGCTTGCATCAGGTGTTTCTACATTCACCTCAGCGGAGGATGTC